GGCAGCACACACAGTCTATGAATATATGGATATGGCACCAAGAGAGGGAATAGATCCTCATGACGAATTTGAAGATTTATACAGAGTGGTGGTAGGCAAAAATGAGAACAAAGCAGAAGAAGAAGCATTTATGGAATTCATATATTTTTATTTATACAATCCCTATTCAGCACAAACATTTGAACGAGCCAAAAGACGATTGAGTCTAGAATTGCATCCAGATAAGAATAAGGGGTGTGGGAAGTTTGCGGAAAGGGCATTCAAATATTGGACAACGTTTCAGGATGAGTTAAATCTACCCCCGGAAGATAGGAATTTTGAGAAGACGAAAAGGAAGTTTGATAGATTAATGCAGGATCCAGATTATTTGGCACAATTTGCGGAAGGACCAGAAGAAGAACAAGATGAAGAATCAGACGAAGGATTAGAAGGGGGGAGTTTTATGGAACCGGAATTTTTGAAGAAGAGGCCATTGAAGATGAATAAGTTTTTGGAAACATATGGAGATGAGAAGATAGCGGGAGTACAGGCATGCAGAAGACCGATATCGAAAGTATATCAAAATTTATTGAATCTGGTGACGAGAGGGGATTTGAAGAAGAAGATGATGGAAATGAAATATGATGATTTGTATCACTTGTATTTAGTGGTATATTTAGAGAACGGAGACTCGCATATGCTGGAACTGAATGAGAGAGTGAATATAGCAGAGAATTTTGAGATGGATGAAGATGTATGCACACAGATAGATGACATATCGGACAAGGAAATAACATTAAGAGAATTTGTGGAGAGAGGAGAACAGTCAAATCCTAATTTATACCATTACAATGTAGTAAGTAATAACTGTCAAGTATTTGTGAGATCATTGCTGAATGCGAATGGAATAAATAGATTCAACACATTCGTAATGCAGAACGTGAAGAAGTTAATACCGAGTTATCTGAAATCATTACTGATGATGGTAACGAATTTGGGAGCAGCTGCAAATTATATCAAATCGGGGGGAGGATATTGAATAAATAAAAAATGAAAGATAATAATATAAAAATGGATTCCAGACAAGAAATAAACGAGATTCCACAATATAAATCGATAGGAAAAAAGGAAAAGACATATGTGAGAATGATAGATGATCCGGGATATTACAGGGAAATACCACAGTACAAGACAGTAAAGAGGATGTTAGAGAATGTTAGGAACGAACCAATATATGAGAAGTATGTGACATTTAGAAAACAGTACAACAAGAAATACAAAGGAAAGAAAGTATCGTTGCCAAATATGATGTGGATGAATAGGAACTACAAGAAATTGACACAAATGGTTTATGATAAATACGTGAATACGACAGAATATAGTGATAATTCGAAATCATCATACTTGAACTCACTGGCAAAACTGTTGTTGTTCGTGAACAAATCAAAATTCAGAGAATATGTAAGGAAGATAATCAATGATTCAAAGAAGTACAAGAAAAGAACAGAGACGGTGATAAAAGAGAAGCCAAATGAGAATTACAGTGATCTGCAGAATCTGACAAAGGAGTACATACAGAAATACAGAAATGAAAAGAGTAGACAGAATATGGCAGACATGTTGATATTGCTGATGAATGTATACATACCACCGATGAGAAATGATATATCAAATATGTTGATAGCGTATGATAAGATACCGGAGAATACAAAGGACAATTACATATTGATAAAGGGAGAGAAGATGTATATGATAATGAATCATGACAAAGTGTCAGACTCAAAACACCATTCAGACTGTAAATTTAAAATAGACATGGATGATGAGATAACATACGGAAAACATAAAGTGACAAGATCAAAGGTGGTGAAGAAATATATACTCGATACACTGAAAGAATATCCACGTGACATTTTATTGACAAACAAGAGGGGAGATTATCCAATGGGTCGATATTATTACTACGCAAGGATAAAGAGTATATTGAAACTGGACAAGGGGGGGCAAGGAATATTCAGAAGGAGCTATATAAATCATTGGTATCCATTGGTATCCAAAAAGGCACAGAGACAGATAGCATATCGAATGAGACATTCGGTAAATGTAGCAATGAACGAGTATTTGACATTAAATAAATTAACGAAAGAGCCAGATAAACCAAGTTACGAAAACATGGATGATGAAATGAAATTGGAGAAAAAGACAACTGTAAAAAAGGTGGCAGTGACACCAAAAAAGAAAGTAATCAAGACAGCAAAACGATTGGCAAAAATAGAGGAAGAGCCGGTAAAAAAGGTAGTGAGGAAATTCAAACCAAGAAATCCGAGTTTTAGTTCTCTCATGTCACAATTTTAAATAAAAAAAATAAAAAATTGCGGGACATATATATAACATCAAAATGAGTCTCAATAAATTCACAGACACGACGATCAAACCATATCTGAAGGTGGGAGCGAGTGAAATAGCGGCGAATCAAATAATAGTGACAGATTTACTGGCAGCGGATGTGGTTCATGCGACAGAAATAGAAGTGCAAGGAAATCCGGTGGCAACACAGACGAAGTTTTCGTTGGTAGGAAGAATCAATGGGGCTCAAGAAAAAGAGCTGGCGTATCCGGTAGCAGATGCATGGGTCAGATATGGACAGGGGGTGATAATAACAGAAGAGGAGGGAGTGCCATTTAGGTCGGATGGATTGAATCAAGGACTGAGGCCAGAAGCGGGATGGTATAAAATACAAGCAAAAGTAGTGATGAAACCTCATGTGGCAGGACCAAAACAATATGGAGTAAGATTGTCAGACCAAAATGGATTTGAATTGCCGGGGTCTGAAACAAGTCAACAAGTTTTGAGCGGAACAGGGTACATGACTTACACAACATCGTCAATATTGCAAACAGATGGAGTGATAGAAACATATTTGTCGATAAAAGCAGCAGATCCGGGAAACATAGATATCAAAGGATGGACATTGGAGGCCGTTCAACTTAAACCGGCGCCAGTAATTTAAATAGAATAAGAACGATAAACCAGAAAGGATCATAGTACTGAAGATGAGTAGTATGATTACGGGAATTCAATAAAATTAGAGAGGTTGGAAAAGATTGGAAGTGTTATAGAGTTTGCAGGTAATTTTATTATCGGGGGTGACATTAAGCCACTGAGCAGTTATCGAAAAGGTGTTTACAATATTGGTGTTGATGGCGAAGGATCCAGAAGAACCGGAACCTTTTGAATCCAGATTATTATCCTTGGTGTATGTGAAAACACTATTAGAGTACATAGTACCAGTCAGTCCTTGAGTTTTGCACACCATCAAAGTATTAAGCTGCCATGGTTTGTTATCAGCAGTGTCCAAATCAACTTGGAAGGAGTTGACGGTGGTCCCATTAATTTTGAGGCGAAACAAGATGGTTTGATTATTGCCACCAGAAGAGAAGTCGCCAGCCATAAAAGAACGACTAGTACTACCCTCTTTAATGACATTGGCTCCCGTGGTGAGAGAACCAAATCCGGTGGGAATGAAATCAGTTTCAACACCGGTGTTATTCAGAAAAACATCCCCGGTTGAGGTGTAACCACCGGTGAGAACAGGTCGATTTGCCATACCAGCATATAAACCTCCATAAATTTTAACATTTTGAGAACTTGGAACAACAGTCCCTTCAGGGAACAGAGTCCCAGTAGCAGTGACATTGTTAAAAGTGACATCATCGGTGGTATTCAAATCTTGATTAAAATTCTGAACAGGAGACCCATTGACCAGAACATTGGAAGCTTGTATATCAATAGTATCGGCAGTGGATAATGAAATGGCACGAGAAAGTCCGTTGGCTATTTCAGTGGTCTCGATAGTATTAAACTGGACATCGTCGGTGGTATTCAAATCCTGATCGAACTCCTGAATGGGAGAACCATTAACCAAAACGTTTGTAGCTTGCAAATCAATAGTATCCGGGGAAGACAAGTCAACAATTCGAGACAAACCGTTATTCAGTTCATTGGACTTCACTTCGGAGAATTCAACACTGTCAGTGGTATTGAGATTCTGGTCAAAAGGATTCCCACCGCCTCCGCCACCCAATTCAGTTTCAAGACCGGTTGAGTCAAGAGAATACATTTTGGAATCATTTTTAGAATATAGCAAAGTGGAACCAGGAGAAGGATTGGAAGGGGTAAGAGATTGGTTGGTAAATTCAAGATCACTGGAAATATTGAGATCATCCGTGATGGCAACAAGAGATCCAGTGGTAACTGAATTACATGAAACAGCGTCACAACCAATTTTCATCCATGGTTTTATGTTAGTGTCAGTAAATTTGTTGAGAGACATTATTATATATATATGTTCAAGAAAAATATATATGTATCAAAAGAAATCTAAAAGGTTTTGGAGATGACAATCATTTCATTGGCGATGGAAGTATTGGCAAGAGCAGAACCCCATTGATAAACAATGTCAATGTCGACAGGTTGATTATCGACGAAAGAACTTAATTCCCCAGAAACGAATTCGACAAAATCACCAGGGGGATTCTGATCATTGGGGGTGGTATTATATTTGAAGGATCCGTGCGAGTGCACTCTCCCATCGATGAAGGTAAAATCAATGACGTGGGAATAAGGGAGTGAAACACCGTCAGTGTCAAAAAGAACAGCGAAATCAGTGTCATAGATGGTCACAAATCCGACATTAACCGTTATTCTGAGTGTTTTATCTAGAAGTGTGACAGGGATATTGATTTGTCCACCAAGATTGATGCGATAGGCAGAACCCGAAACATAATCGGAGGGATTTAAAGTGAGTCGGCCGGGAGAACCGGTAGGATCAATGATAGAAACAGCGAGGGCATCAGCGTTGACAACGGGACTGGGCAAGATTTGAGAATAAACCCCACCAGCAGGAGTGAAGCCGTTGACAGAATTGAAAGTGACATCACTTGTTTGGTTCACCTGTTGATCCTGACTGACAAACAGCTGTTCTAACGAATCGGAAGTTTTGGCTTTGAAACTATTGTCGTCATCGTCCAGATAAATGGTTCCGCGCCCGGTGCCACCAACAGGCAGAGCATTTTTACGGGTGAGGACGAAAGTACCTGAACATCCCAATTCGATGGGGAAGTCAACTTGAGCTTTTGTGCTGCTGATGGTCATCACTTCGGCATTGGTAGGAGCTTGGGAGAAAACTCCAGAAGTAGCAACGGATTCAAAAGCGACATCGTCAAATGTATTGAGATCTTGGTCAAAAGAACCGCCGCCAGTGATTGGAACACCATTAACGGTTAGATCACTGCATGCTATTTCGGAAGCACCTATTTTAATATAGTCTTTGATATCAGTGTTGGTAAACTTATTGAGAGACATGCTTTATATACATAGTAAATAAAAAAAATTCACAAGTCAAGTTTTCTGAGGACATATTTTAACACCAATAATTTGGAAGATAGATTTTTATCTTTTTTATTGTGCAAAGATCCCCCTCTCAACTTACCATCATAATTACGATCAATTTGTTTTTCAAGCTCCTTGATATGATTGAGGGAGAAACCAGCGGAGACAAAATAATTGTCCAACCATTCATTGAATTTTTCGGATTCATTTTTGACAGAATCATAATCATGACCTTTGGAACCTTCATGAGAATCTTTAGACAAACGATAAACCTCTTTTATTTCTTTGTCAATATCTTGTATACCATCACTTTTCAGAAAGTCGTCAACATCTTTTTTGGCATATAAATCGGGATCAGTGTGCATAAGTCGTTGAGTTAATCTTAATTCATGAGGAGACAAACCAATAGATTCATAGGAAAACTTTTCGAGTGGAGGGGAAGCAGAAGAACCAGATAAAGACGATTTGAGGGCATCATAAAGACTTAATAATTCGTACTGAAGATCACGATGATCAATTTCAAAAACACGAAGAAGATCAATAATATCTTTCTTTTTTTTATCAAGTTCTTTAATTCGAGCATCGACATCTTTCACAGGATAAACACCCTTGTTGATATTCAGAAGAGCATTGAGTTCTCGAGAAACATGGACGAGCATATCGTCGAGAACGGAAACAGCTTCACTGACAGAATCGAATATACTAACAACATTGGCTTCACAAGCTTCAATAGCAGAATCTATTTCCTTTTTGGTCAATTTACCATTTAATATGTCGCCGGCAACTGTTTGGATCATTTTGATGCCCTTGTCAATGTCATTCCTGATACGAATGCTAGTTTGTTGAAAGGTATTGAAATCATCTCTGGAGAAAGACTTTGCATTGGAAGACCGGGTAAATCTTTTGGAAGGTTGGGAGACAGGGACAACAGGAGTTTTGCTGGGAATGGTAACAACCTTTTTGCGGAGAATAGGGACAGGAATTGAAGTGGGAACAGGTGGAGGTTTGGAGATGGGAATGGTGGATAATTTAAGAGGAATAGCGGGTTTGCGTGATTTGACAAGTTTTTTAGATTTAGCAACAATACCTTTTAGTTCTTTTTCAGCTTTTTTCCATTTGGTGTAATACGCTTTCTTCTTAATTTTTTGTTTCGTAGTTTTGTTGCCAGCTTGAATATATAATTTTTTGAATTTAGAGACCTTCTTCCTGACAGAAACGATCAACTCAAGGAGTTTTTTCTTTTTCAACTTGAGACACTCTTCAGAAGATCCTTTTCGTTGACTTTTCTTAGGTTTTCCTTTGCCACAATATATTTTTTTGGAAGGCATGAGAATATATATATATGCTGTAAAATTAATTAATAAAAATATGGGCAGTATATATATAATGAGGAACATGAAATTGACATCGAGGGAGACCAATGATTATATATATTATAATGTCAAAGTGTCAAATCCAGAAGACTCGAATACAATAAGATTATGTAAGTTTGATGAAACAAGAGTGAGAGACATATTGAAAACACCATGGGATTATGATATGGCAGTAGCAAGGTTTGATATACCGTCGTCAACATTGCCGATATGGGTATGGCCAGGAGATGATCAGTACGAAGTGAGTCTTGAATGGCAGGGAACAACAGTAACAAGTTTTGTGACGTATGCAGGAGACGGAAATGCAGAAGCACCATATGGTTTATCAATTAATACGTATCAAGGATTGAGTGATGTGATAACGGAGGCGATACAAGATTGTTCAGATCAGTTGGCAGCAATATATCCAGGACCAGGATTAGATTGGTTGAATTATGCAGGACCCCCACCAAAGATGGCTTACAATCCAGAAACGAATATATTCGAGTTCAGAGTGCCATATGATACACCAGATGGAGGAGAAGGGAACTGGACAACAAATCAAACAGGAGTACCAGATCCAAATGATATCAGTTTAAATTTTTCGAGATCGTTGGCAAGAGTGATGAGGTCATTTCAGATAAGAATAACAAATGACCCATCGACGTATTATCAATTATTGATAAAAGATAACGGAAATAATGTGGTGCAGGATCAGATAACACCGCCACCACCAAGAGAATTTGTGATGTATCAACAATACGTGGCATTGTACGACATAAATGATTTTGATTCATTGATATTTAGAACGAATAGAATACCCGTCAACAGTGAATTGGATGGAGGACAAAGAGATGCCAATAGACACATTCTGACTGATTTCAAGATTAGAATACAGGAATACATAGAAGGAACAATTCAATACGAACCAAGGCTGTACAGATATTACCCATTGATGACAAATTCAAGACTACGAGAAATAGATCTACAAGTATTTTGGCAAGATAAAAAAGGAACAGAGAGGCCATTGTATTTAGATGCAGGGGAAACGGCAACAGTGAAAATACAGTTCCGAAGAAAGTCTCATATAAAAGGAAGTGAAGACCATTCGAGCAAAGATTTGTATTAGTAATCACCAGAATTTACGATATCCAGATTCTTTGTTAAATGGAAGAGGGTTTTTGCTGGAGGAAAGACGATATTCTTTATCAATCAAACAGTAATCACACAAGAACAGTCCATCAAGTTTCCCGAATGAAAAAACTTTGACAACAGAAGTCATGGTATTAACTTCGGCATTGCAGTAATCACAAGAAGGGAATTGTTTGTTTTTATAAATATAGGAACTCAGATAATTACCCATTTGAAAGTATTTTTTTTATAATATAGTTATATATAATAATGTCGCTAAACAAACTAACAGATGGATCGGTAAGGAAAACCTGGATGAACATAAATGCCAATTCGATATCGGCAGCACAATTAGCGGTGGATGATATCGAGCTCGACAACTTAATCATCGAATCGGACAACCTGCCTCAAATAAGGTTGAAAGGAGAAACAAACAACGGAATAGCAGTGCTGCATCTAGGAGACGCTGTGGCAGGAACTCTGAAATTCACGGACGAGAATGGAAATGATGTGGGACAGATTGTATCGGACAGCTTCAACAATGAATTTAAAATAGATCCGAAAGATAGTCAGACAGTAACAGTAGAGGGAGGAGTGGACCTTCTGAAAGTTCAAACACCGCCTCCGAATCCGGACATTGCTCACCTGACTCTTTATTCAGAAGACGGTGAAAGTGAATTATACACGAAAGATTCTGATGGAAATGTTCAAAGAGTTGTTACCGAAGATTCACAAACGATTTATCCTGCTGTAAGATATAGATCGACGAATCCAGATTTTAAAAATACGGCTACTGCAGGATGGTCAGAAGTGTTAGAAACACCCTTTGGCATTGGTTCATTAGTCCTTCCGGCGGGAGTATTGGAAAATGGTACATATGTGCAGTTGAAACTGGAGGGTGCATTTAGAACTGTGGGGGCTCCAGATGAATTCCAGTTTGCTTTTTTGGTAAATGGTATTCCAAAAGGTGTGATACCGGCTACAAACGTGCTTGCTCAAAGCAATGAAGGATATGGTTTCTCTTTGAATGTAAATGCAAGTTTATCTGAAAAAGTGGGTAATAACATAAAGGTGAATTTGTCAGGTGGATTGGTTCGGGAAGAAGGATTTGGTCTGGAAGCATTTGAGTTTTCTGGTACATTCCCTAATGACTTTTTTGTTGATTACACAGTGCCGAACGTTTTTTCGATAGGAGCATTGGAGTCGTCAGATGATAATGAAAATGGTATCATCACAATATTGTCAACAATGACTTTTTAATTACATCCAAGTCATCATAATGATTAATATATTATCAATATATAATATACTAATGACAGATCATATCAACGAGAAAACAGAGGCTGAAGAATATATTGAAAAAGAAACACATGAAGTCATTGATGAAGAGACGGATGAAGAAAAAGGAATGGAAAGGAAAGATAAAAAGGAATACATAGAATTGTTAAAATCAGTAGAAAACATGTTTACAGATATGAATCCGTTGTCTCTCAAACATTACATTGACGAGTTCATGGAAGATGAATTGAAAGAACTGTTGAAAGAATATCATGCAACGAAAGAACATTTCACAGATGAAGAGAGAGTTTATGTATACAAGATATTTGAGAGGTTGGGAATTTTAAGGAGGATCTAATATATAGTAATGGATAACATAATACGTCGAGCAGAAGACATATCATTGGATGAAATTGATTTAAAAAACATAGCAAGTCCCAATGAACTAAAGATTATAATGTATCAGGAATTACATCCAATAAAGGATATAAGAGAACTATTTCAAATGTCAAACAATATAATAGTATTGTACAGAACAACGGGAAATTATGGCCATTGGGTATCTTTATTGAATTATGACGACCATATAGAATATTTTGATAGTTATGGAAAGAAACCAGATTATGGATTGATGTTGTCAACAGAATCATTGAGACATATGAAGGACAATCCGATACCACATATATCACATTTATTGAAACATGCCAACGAGAAGTATGGAACGAAGATAATATATAACAAAGTACAATTGCAAAGGTTTCATGAACATGTAAATACTTGTGGAAGATGGGCATCAACAAGGATCAAATTGAGACATTTAAGTTTAAGAAAGTTCCAAGAATTGTTTACATCAAGATCGAACAAACATAATGCAGATTCAATAGTGACATATCTGACATATTTAACGGTAGATAAAGATATAAAAGAATTATTATGAAAAAAAAATTAGGGATCCCTATTATATAATAAATATGCAAACAACTTTAGTCAGAGATCCACGTATAAACATTGTTTCTCCTCAGGAGTCTTCCATGGTAGTATTACAGGGAGCTCAAAGGGTGACTCAGTATGTGATTGGAGCAGACAGTTCTTCACTTAATCAAACCAATTGGTCATTCCAGCCACCTTCCACTAAAATAATTGTGGACAGACACATCCAGCTGAGGTGTCGAGTAAGGATCACAGCAGTTGACGGAGTATTCGAAAGGGGTGTTGCAACCGCTTTGAGGCAAGCTCCTCTGGCTTCCATTACTGAATCGCTGACAGTGAACCTTAATGGTGGCTCGATCAATGATTCGGTGTCCAGGAGGATTCATGCTATGCTTCAATATGGTAACAACAGCGAGACAAGGCGTAAATGCTTTTCTAAAACGGCCGGAATGCCTGATCAGTACCAAGAATACGAGGACTGGCAGAATCCAGTGATTGGAGGTTCAAATCGCAATGTTTTCGCAGCATATGGTGAGAATGCCAATGAACCCACAAGAGGTTCGGTGGTGCCCATATCAGCAACAGCCACGGAATTGGTTTATGAGATCACGGAGCCATTGTTTGTGTCTCCCATGCTCACGGGTTTCGAAGGTCCTCAATCGGGTATGACAAATGTGAACCAAATCGATATTAACATCAAATGGGTGTCCAACATTTCCAGAATATTGTCCCACTACAACACCCAGGGAAATACTTTGACACAGGTCAATGTGGAGTTTGACCAAGTTCCTCAACTATTGGTGAACTACCTGACCCCTGACAACTCTTATCCTCTTCCCAATCTCCAGCTTCTCGAGTATTCCAAATACAACGATTACATCAAAGTGCAGGGAGTTGCTCAGCCAGGAGCACAGCAACAGGCTGTTTCGGATTCCATCAAACTGAACCAGATTCCCAAACACATTTTACTGTATCTTAAGAGGTCTGATGCGACGTCGACATTCTTGACGACTGACACTTTTGCACGAATCGACTCTGTCAATGTCTTGTGGAACAACGAATCGTCTCTCTTCTCGACATACTCTTCTCAAGGTCTTTATGATATTGCATCCAACAATGGTGTCAATGTTTCATATCCCCAGTGGAGTCAGCATACCGGTGGGGTTCTGATGATTAACTTTGGTGGTGATCTTGGTCTTATGGAAGGTCTGGCGGCCGGAACAATGGGTCAATTCACATTCCAAGCGACAGTCAATTACACAAACACTTCTGGACAGCCAGTTGAGTACTCTCTGTACATGTGTCCTCTGTTGATTGGTTCTGCGGAGATCTCTGAAAACGCTCTTGCTCTCAATCTTGGTAATATGTCGGTGCCAATGGTCCGGGATGCTGAAATGAACTCTTTGGTTCTCCATCACAAATCTGAACATGTTGCAGGTGGTTCTTTCTACAGTGGTTTCAAGCATTTCATCAATCGTCTCAGCAGAGGTGTTGAACGTGGTGCAGCTATCACTGAGAAATACGTGGCTCCCGCTCTCAGTATGTTTGAGCCGGAACTCGGCATTCCCCTTGGACTTGCAGCTGCTGGAACCAAACAGGTTGCCGGTGCTGTCCGAGGATTGACAGGTGGTGGCAGAGGTGGAGCTTATCCCAGACGTAGAATGCAACGAAGACGTTAAATATATAAATAGACATACTTATTTTGCAAACTATTTTATTGATAAAAACAATTATCATTAAAATAAAATTATGTAGTGGATATATATATAACAATGAGTACGAATATCACTTGCAATCCTTCAGGGGTATTAAAAGGCCGTCAATTATTGCAGCCGTCAACTCAATGGATTCAAAATAGATACAACAATGGAGGGCATTTGTCAACCAATCTTGATAGAACAAATTTTATGTCAGGAAATTATTTAGGAGGCAGAGTTAATTATGGAACCGCCAAAAATATGGACGTGAATGGTTTGAATCAGCCAGTGGGTGTGGTTCCTGAAGTAAATGGATTGACATACAAAAATAATACAACTGGTTTGAATTATGATTCAGTCAATCAGGGTGGAACACCGACAACCCACAAATTACATGATCTTGATGATCCAATCAATAGAGAAGTAACAAGTATGTACAACATGTCAGGCTTCAGGGATCCCCGACAAATCTATCCATACAATGAAATGCTGTACCAATTCGACAATCCTCCTGTTGGATCTGAAGCTTTCCGCAGAGAGAATGCCAGAGGTAAATTCCATACTCTTCTAAATTAGGTCATTACCGTTGAAAATAAATTGTGTATATAATAATATATATACATAATTATGGGAAAAGTCTATTGTGGAGTCAATAAATTAAAAAAAGGACAACGTCTGGGAACATCCAAAGAATGTGTCGAACAAAAACAAATCAGATTGTATGGTCTCAATAAAATTGATTTGAAAACATTGGGAGATGTCAAAGATCGTGATTACAAGCAATCCAAGGAAACTTTATTTAAATTGCTCATGAAGGCCAAAGGGAACAGAAATCGATTCAAGGGACGTTTTGATGCTCTTGTGAAAAAGGAAAAGCGTAAAAAACTTACTGATGAAGAAATGGACAAAAAAAAAGAATACAAGAAATTGCTTAATGTCGCTGAAAAATCAATTGATGTATTAACTCCCAAAATAAGAAAATTATTGAAAGGTGAAGACAGTGGTGCCGATATTAAGATCAAATCACCTGTCAAGAAAGAACCCAAGAAAAAATCTGTCAAGAAAACTCCAGTCAAGAAAATACCATCATTCGACAAAAAACTTATGATGGATCTTATGAAACTCCGAGGGGAATTAAATCGTCACAAACGTATTGTTGCTGATTTTGAATACGAAGTGAGTGTTGAGAAAGAAGTGTTGACAAAGGCTCAAAAAAAAGAAGAGGCCAAATCGAAAAAGAAAATAATTTCTATCCAAAAAGAGATCGATGAATTGACCGACAAAATAAAAAAAGGTGCCACCAAAAAAGCTTCTAAAAAACCTGCTGCTGAAAAAGTTGTTAAAGATGCGAAAGTCAAAAAAGTCAAAAAAGATGATGATAAACCTCCCCGAAAGAAAAATAGATGGATTGAATTTGTGAAAGAATACAAAACTAAATTCCCTGATATGAAATATAAGGACATTTTAAAGAAAGCTGCTGAGAGTAAAGAATGGGGAAAATATAAAAAAACACATTAATAATTTAGAAAATAGTATGATGAATATAATTAAGATGACTGACTACACAAAATCAAAAATATATAAATTAGTGTCTGATCAAACACCTGATGTTTTTTATGGTTCAACCGTTTCAGATTTGAGAATTTGTTTAAATCACCATCGCAGTAAATATGACAGATTCCTCAGAGGGGACAATGGATATTCACCCAGTTTTAAACTGGCCAAGCACGATGATTTCCATATTGAATTGGTTGAATCATATATTTGTTATTCCAGCAGAGAATTGAAAGAACGGCTCCAATATCATATCAACAAAAATAAGTGTGTGAATAAAAAAACGAATCAGTAAATAAAAGAACATTGTTCTCATTTATGTAATTAAAAAAAAAGGGCGTGACTCACCATACATCCGCATTTCGATCTCCCCTCTAATCATCCCTCGTGCCACCCTACAAAGCTATAGCCTATCATACAATCCGCTTTATGGTGTTGCAATCGGTTCGTGTTGCAATCGGTTCAATATCAATTCAAGTCCGCCGGGGGTGTCATCTATCTTACATACCAAATCATTTCTCTAATATCCTACTGAAATAAATCCAAATATATGTCCAGCAGAATAACCGTCAGAAATGGATTAAAATATCTACCTTTCATTTTCAAATTATCTAAATTCATTATTCTCTAATCATCTCATTTTTTGTTGTTTAACAGTTCAGCTGTAAAAAAACCAATGATATTTCAACGGCGAGTTCAACTGGACTTTTCCATTTTTTAAATTTATGGAGTATCGTAGCTTTAGAAGCTTTAAAACACCATTTTAGTGGAGTATCGATAGCTTAGACCGTTTGCAGTTTGTCACAAATCAGCATTTATATATTAATAATACTTGACTGATTTATGACAGATTTTATGGAGTATCCGTTAGATATAGCCTTTGGAAATATCTATAGATTTTATAACCATTATCAAATAGCTTTCTTGATTATTTCCGTCAGTTAGGGGTTTATGAAAATTGGATATATTTATGGCGAGTAAAACTGGACTTTTTGATTTTCAATATTTTTGGAGTATCGTAGCTTTAGAAGCTTTAAAACACCATTTTAGCGGAGTATTGATAGCTTAGACCGTTTCAGCTCTGACCACGAGAAGCATTTATATATTAATAATACATTGCTTATCGTGGTCAGATTTTATGGAGTATCCGTTAGATATAGCCTTTGGAAATATCTATAGATTTTATAACCATTATCAAACAGCTTTTCTTGATTAACCATTAGATATAGCTTTTAGAAATATGAATTGATTAACAGATGTTAGATGAATGACCACTGGTTAATATACCCCCGCTGAACACCTTATGCACTACTACACACATAGATCATGGACAGGCTTCCAATGTATCGAGAGAAGGTCTATGGACAAAACATACACACCTCCTCGGGCAATACAGAACATTCCATCCCATCATCAATATATATGTCGTCCACGGTTAGTTGAAAAAATAAATAGGTCATAATTGTCATGTAATACCATACATGAGAATTTTCGTTCCGTCGTAGTACAGTCTGCCGTTGTTTAATCAGTTGTGAAGATACTTTGGCAAGATCATAAATCAATTCTATTGTTATTTCGGTGGTGACGTCGTGAATACATGTTTTTTGTGTTTCATGTGGTACCACACATAAGGTGTACGTTATGTCGTTTGTCGTTCGTGGATCAAGTATGAATGAAATAACTTATGATGTTTTCTTCTTACTATACGTATGATATAAGCTTTTATGGCGAAATAAGATTAACCATCATATATCGAT